GATAAGCTCGTCTTTTCGGAGTCCAACAAGGATGGACGCGTTCTGCCAAAGCAAAAGGATGCTGTCGTGACGCTGATGCTTTCGCTCAGTGAAAAGCAGCGCGACCAGTTCCGTAATATCGTCAACAACCTTCCCAAGGCCGTGTTGAGCTTCGACGAGATCGGCGACGGAGGTGCGCAAGGCGGCACCGACGTGACCGGCGTAGCCAAGGAGGTTGAGGATGCAGTCCAGGGCGCTATCAAAGCGTCTGAAGGCAAGCTCACTTACTCTGCGGCACTCGCAAAAGTCTACTCCGAAAAGCCTGATCTGAAGAAGCGCTACGAAGAGGCGCTCTCAGCGGGTTCAAACTAATAAATTAACTCACTACCTTATGTCTCAAAATGTACACGGCATGGAGCGATCGTTCGTCTCCGATGCAGACCTGTCCGCAAAGCAGTATTACATCACCAAACTCACCTCGACGGGTGTTGACCTCGCAGGAACCGCGACCTCTCTCATCTGCGGCGTGTTGCAAAACACCCCGGATACCGGCGAGCAGGCAACCGTGCAGTTCCTCGGCACTTCGAAGGTCAAAGCAGGCGGTAATGTCGCAATCGGCGACTGGGTAACGGCTACCACTGGTGGCAAAGCTGTCGCGACGACCACTGATAAAGACTTTGTCGTTGGCCAAGCACTCGAAGTAGCGGTCGACGGTGACATCTTCGAAATTCGCTTGTGCCTCTTTACTCTTTCTCACGCTTAATACGTAACTACCAACCCTTATGACTAACCGCTATCTTGGTGTAGATCCTATCCTCTCAAATGTATCGATCGGCTACCAAAACTCTGCCTATGTTGCGGAGTTGCTTTACCCGACGCTGCCGGTTGCAAAGCAATCTGGCCAGCACTTTATCTATGACAAAGGCAAGTTCCGGATCAACGACAGCAAACGTGGTGCAGGTGCCGCATCGAAGGAGGCGACGCTCAACCTCACTACAGGGCTGCCGTTCTTCTGCGAGGACCACTCACTCAAGCAGTTCGTACCTGATGAGGATGTGGACAATGCGGTCCCACCGATGGACCCGATGGTTGACGCTACCGAGAACGTCACTGAGATGCACATGGTTGCTCGCGAGAATGAACTTGCAGCAGCACTGACGGATACGGCTGTGCTCACCCAGAACACCACCCTCTCCGGCACCTCACAGTGGAGCGACTACAGTAACTCGAACCCCATCAGCGACGTGCGCACCGCTAAGCAGACTATCCATGAGTCGATCTACGTGGACCCGAACGTCCTTGTTCTCGGCAAGCAGGTCTACGACAAGCTTGTTGACCACCCAGCCGTTATCGAGCGCGTCAAGTACTCACAACTCGGCATCGCATCGCCAGACCTGTTGGCACGCCTGTTTGATGTTGAACGCGTCATCATAGCGGCAGCAGGTAAGAACACCGCGGCCGAAGGCCAGACCGATAGCATGAGCTATATCTGGGGCAAGAACGCCATTCTGGCCTACATCAACCCACGCATCGGCCAGAAGACCATCACACTCGGTCGTACCTACCAATGGAAGCAACGCCAGGCGGAACGCTTGCGCGGCACCGACGAGGAAGACCGCAAGGGTACCTACATCCGCGTCGGCAACCACTACTACGATATGAACCTCGTATCCGCGAGCGCCGGCTATTTGGTCAAAAACGTAGTCGCCTAAATTATTCCGCGCAAAGCCCAGGAAACACCCTGGGCTGAAGCGCATAACCTACTCCCTATATGTCAGAAGTTTATCGAAAAGACATCCCCGTCGTGGCACCTGAGTTCCAGGTGGAGAACAAGACCGGGATCACCCGAACCAAGCGCGAAGGCACTGTGGTTCGTGAGGTGGCGGTCGCGACGTACGACGTAACCGGAGGCGACAGCGGCACGATCGCTGCGCACGGCCTCGGCGTGTTCATCCCCACCAAGGCCATCATCACGAAGGCATGGGTCGACGTTGTCACCACGTTCACGTCAGCAACCGACGCGACCACGATCGCACTCAAAGTGCAAGGCACGGGCGACCTGACAGCCGCTATCGCCATATCCGACTCATCGAACGTATGGGATGCGGGCATTCATGGCTGCCTTCCTGGCTCATATGCAGAGGCCACTGTAGCGGGCGACAGCGCGATCCTTGATGCCGCTCGCAATGCGGCATCCTTTATCAAGACCACGGCGGTTCGCGAGATCACGGCAACGGTCGCCGTCGAGGCTCTCACAGCCGGCAAGCTCAACGTCTACCTGGAGTACGTCCTCTCCGATTAGTCGCCTAACTCATGATCTATGAACCCAAAAGAGTATTACGTTGCGAGTTCACTCAACCATAACAACAGGCAGTACGGCCGAGGTCAGATGGTCACCTTGGACCCCGAGGCAATCGGTACTCAGGTGCTGCTTGAGGATGGGATAATCTCCGAGACCCCGGTATCTGCCAGAGAGCCTCTAGCGGCCCCTGAAGCACCACAGGCAGCGGAGCAGCCCAAGATTGGCGGAGCGCCAATGGAGACCGGCGAGCCGTCGCTTGACGGTCGCGGCGAACCAGGCGCCGAGGGGCAGACCAAGGACATCACCCCGGAGGTTTCGGAAAAGATGACCCGTCCGGAGCTAGAAGCTTTGGCCCGTGAGAAGGGCCTAGCTGACGCAGAGATCGAGGCGGCACCGAACAAAGGTGCCCTGGTCGAGATGATCGTCGGCGGCACGACGCCAACTCCTGAGGCGGATGCTGAGCCGGCAATCGACCCATCAGCTAACCTATAACCCTATGATTAGAAGCTACAAAAATTACGCAGGCGCGGCAGTGCTGGTGTTGCTATGCGGGTTCGGCGTGCCAGGCGTCGCCCGGGCCAACCCGTCCTACTTCGCTGTGGGAACCTCCACCAGCTCGGCAAGCAGCTCACCGGCCTATATGACGCCGGGTGCTGCAACGAGCACGACACCTGTTTTTGACGCCTATGCGCAGACATTCAATGGCGGGCAGACCTTCAAGGCGGACTCCGCGGGCCTGTTGGTGCAATTTACCGGCTCATCCACCGCTAGCGTCCTCAACCAAAGCGTGGAGTACTCGCAAGACGGCATCGACTGGTATCGCAACTTCGTAATCGATCCTAACCAGGTAGGCACCACCACCTGGCCGGCGTTTACCGTGGGCACACCATTCTCGTCTTCCTGGAAATTTGCGTCCTCGTCCGTGGGAGGCGCGGCGCCAGCAGCCAACAACAAGCGGTCGACCGCTGCGGTCCTTGTCCCGACACCCTTCCGCTACACCCGAGTGGTGTTCTCGATTACGGGCGGCAATGGAGCAGTCTGGGCACAGTTCGTCCCGATCAAAGAGCGGCCGTAGCCAATGCACCATGGCGCTTGATCCAACAGCCAACTTTGCCAAGGTAACCGTCTCATCCGGCTACAACGCGACGGATACCTCCGTCGCGCTTTCGTCGGGTGACGGGGCAAAATTGCCCCAGCCGTCGACAGACGGGGCCTTCAACTTGATATGGTGGAACGCGACCGATTACGGCGACCCGGCGGATGATCCGAACGTCGAGATAGTGCGGTGCACCGCGCGGAGCACAGACACATTGACCGTGACGCGTGCGCAGGAAAGCACCAGCGCAACTCCCAAAGAGACGACCGGTAAGACGTACAAGATGATCTTGGCCGTCACCAAGAAGATGATTGCCGACATCGCCGCAGCCGGCACACCCGTCGAGAATGAGGTAGTGAGCGGCGGTGGCACGTCTTGGGCGCTGGAATTCACGCCTATAGACGGCAGTGTTAGACTGTATGGAGCAGGGCCGAGGCTTACCCCAGGCGTCGGCAATGATTACCAGATAACCGGCGCAGATATCACCACTGCCAACAGCTATGCGGCAGGGGCGTTGATTGCCGACTACCGAAAATGAACACCAAGCGGCTCGCACTAATAGGAATTACGCTCGTGGGTAAGCGTCCGGTCTTCGCCGTGTAGCGGCGCCGGTGGCACGCAGGGATATTGCTGATCTCTGGAGCCTCTTTCTGGACTCCAGAAGGAGGCAATTTTGTCGGACATAGATATCCTTGGTCCATCGGATCGGCGGCGTGTCTGGAGTGCGCAGGAGAAGGCCGCTTTGCTGGCGGAGATCGATGCCGAAGGCGGCAAGGTTCGGCTAGTGGCGCGGCGACATCAGATCTCGGAAAGCTTACTGTACAATTGGCGGTCGGCACGCAAGGCGGCCGCGGTGGCGATGGGGGCCCCGGAGACCGTCGAGTTTGTGCCGATCGGCCTCATCGAGGGATCAACATCGAGCTACGTGGGGACTTCGGGGCCGTCACCGCCAGAACCTGCCCAACCGCCTGTCGCATCTGACGGCCAAGCCGGTTCGATCGAGATTGCGCTGCCGAATGGCGCGCGGGTCAGCGTCGATACGTTCGTTTGCGAGAAGGCACTGTCGCGCGTGCTGCGGGCGTTGAAGGGGATGGCGTGATCAGCCTCGCGCCCGGCACCAAGGTGTTCCTTGCCTGCCGTCCGGTCGATTTGCGCAACGGGTTCGATGGCCTGGCGGCCAAGGCGCAGCAGGTGATCGGCGCTGATCCGTTCAGCGGCCATCTCTTTCTCTTCCGCGGCAAGCGGGGCGATTATTTCAAAGCCCTGTATTGGGACGGCAGCGGCCTGTGGCTGATTGCCAAGCGGCTCGAGAAGGGCCGCTTCGTCTGGCCGCCGATCGTCGATGGCGCGTTGACGTTGACGCCGGCGCAGTTCTCAGTGCTGGGCGAGGCGATGGATTGGCGGCGCACCGTAGCACCGCCGCTGCCACCGCAACCCGTGCTGGTCTGACAACTCACCGATTCCCGATCGATTCTGGTTCGGCCGATCTTGCCCTGGTAGATTGGGCCATGTCGCTCGCCACGGCCGAACTGCCGACCGATCCCGAGGCGCTCCGCGCCTTCGCGTTGGCGTGCCAAGGCGAGTTGAAGGCGGCGCAGACAACGGTGCAGCTCAAAGCGCTGGAGATCGAGAAGCTCCGCTTTCAGATCGCCAAACTGCGGCGGATGCAGTTCGGCCGCTCCTCGGAACGGATCACGCACCAGATCGCGCAGATGGAACTGCAACTCGAAGAGCTGGAGACCGCTGAGGCCGAGGACATCGCGCGCACCGAGGCCAGCGATCCCGTCGCCCCGCTCATCGAACGGAAGAAGCCGAAGCGCAAACCGCTGCCTGATCACCTACCGCGGCAGGAGGTGGTGCATCAGCCCGCCGGTGACGCCGCCTGCGTGTGTCCGGCCTGTGGCGGCGGGATGGGCGTGCTCGGCGAAGACGTGACGGAGGTGTTGGATTACGTGCCGGGGCACTTCCAGGTGATCCGCCATGTGCGGCCGAAATATGCCTGCCGCACCTGCGATGCGATCACCCAGGCGCCCGCCCCGGCGCTGCCGACGCCGCGTGGCCGCGCCACGCCCGCCATGCTGGCGCATCTGCTGGTGGCAAAATATTGCGACCACCTGCCGCTCTACCGGCAATGCGAGATTTACGCGCGGGAGGGGCTGGAGCTCGATCGCTCCACCCTGTGCGATTGGGTCGGCCAGGCCGCCTGGCTGCTCGATCCCATCGTCGCCGGGATCCGCACCCATGTCTTTGCCGCCGAGAAAATCCATGGCGACGACACCACGGTTGCGGTGCTCTCCCCCGGGCTCGGTCGGACCAAGACCGGGCGGCTCTGGGCCTACGTGCGCGATGATCGACCGTTTTGCGGCGGCGCACCTCCGGCCGTCGCCTACTTCTACAGCCCCGATCGCACCGGCGCGCACCCCGCGGCGCACCTGGCGGGCTTCACCGGCCTGCTCCAGGCGGACGCCTATGCCGGGTTCGAGAAATTATATGGCCCGGCGCGCACCAAGCCCGGTCCGATCACGGAGGTGGCATGCTGGGCGCACACCCGCCGCGGCTTCTTCGACGAGTGGGAGCAGCATAAATCCCCGACCGCCAAGGCGGCGCTGGATCGGATTGCCGCGATCTACGCCATCGAAGCACGCGCCGCCTTCGCCCCCATAACTGAGCGGGTCGAACGGCGCCGCGACCTGGCTCTTCTGTTGGACGCCTTCTTTGCCTGGGCCGAAGCGATGCTCGGCAGGATATCGGCGAAGTCCAAGCTGGCGGAGGCGTTCCGCTATGCGATCAATCGGCGCGACGCATTGTCGAGGTTTGTCACCGATGGACGGCTGGAGATAGATAACAACATTGCCGAGAACGCCATGCGCCCGGTGGCCCTCGGCAGAAAAAATTTTCTCTTCGCGGGTTCTGATTCCGGCGGAGAAAGGGCAGCGGCCATCTACACCATTGTGCGCACTGCGAAGCTGAACGGCTTGAACCCGGAGACCTATCTGCGCGACGTTCTAGCGAAGATCGCCGTGGGGCACACAATCAACAAAATCGATGCGCTTCTACCCTGGAACATCACGCCCCGAGGGTAGCGCTACGGGAAGGCCGGACGCTTACGCTCGTGGTGCTGCTTCTGTCGGACATACCGACCAGGGCGGCAACAACGGTGTGCCAGGTCTTCAGCGGTTGTACCGCGTCGTCCACGCTCACCGGCATCTTGAAGGGAGCCGGCACCAACCCGGTGCAGACGGCCGTGCCGGGCGTCGACTACCAAGGTCCCATCACGCTCACCACGACAGGCACCAGCGGTTCGGCGACATTCAACGGCGCAACGCTCAATGTCCCGCAATATCCGTCTTTTTCATACCCATTCACTCCAACCGCGTACGGAGGCGCGACCTCAACCACTATCGGCTTCCTGAGTGGGCTATTCGCGACCGCGTCATCGACGTTTAGCGGTCCCCTACACCTCAGCTCCTTGTCCAACGGTAGCCTCGCGGTCTATGGCGGACTCGTGACGAGCGGCGCGACGACAACCGCAGGGACGGGACTGACCTACTCGGGCAACTCATTCAACTGCAACACGGCGAGTGGCTCTGTCTTTGGTTGCCTCACCGCCGCGGATTGGACGACGTTCAACGGAAAGCAGTCGGCCGGAAACTACGTCACCGCGCTCACGGGCGACGTGACCGCGAGCGGGCCTGGCTCTGCGGCGGCTACACTCGCCACGGTCAACGCAAATATCGGCAGCTTCACCAATGCGAGCATCACCGTAAACGGCAAGGGACTAATCACGGCTGCGTCAAATGGCACCGTCGCCCCTGCCTTCCCCTTCACCCCAGTCTCCTACGGCAACGCCACCTCCACCACCATTGGCTTCCTAAACGGACTCCTCTCTACCGCATCATCAACTTTCACGGGGAACACCCACTTTCCAAGCGGTATCTGGAACAGCAGTGGAAGTGTCGGTATCGCTACGACTAGCCCTTCGCGCGCGTTATCGGTGGGAGACGACAGCATCTATTCCGCATACTTCTCTGGCCGCGTGGGTATCGGTATATCTGCTCCAGCAAACCTATTTCAAGTGAACGGCGGGCCTGCGGTTTTTACCCCTGCGAGTACGGCGCTTGCCACTCGCATGGCATACAACAATTCACAGTTGGGGGCGGACTCATTTTTTATGGGGGTCACAGATAACGGTGGGGTAAATAATACGAGTAATTTCCAGCTAGCAAACGCAGCACAAACACCACTTCTTACAGCTACATACGGTGGAAAGTTTGGTATCAGCTCGACCTCACCTTCCCAGGAGCTTTCCGTAACGGGCGATGGATATTTTACTGGCGGCATTGGTATTGGCTCCGTAAACACAACGGCAGGCTCGTTGTCCGCTACAGGTGCGATACACACAGACAGCGTTATATCCATTGGAACAGCAAACAACTCCGGTAACGCGCTCAATATTGCTGGTACATATACGGGGAGTATATTTTCTAACACGGGCACGGTAACTGGAACGGGTGGCAGCGCTGTGACCCTTACCCCAACGATTAACGGTAGCAATACCGCACAGCAGGTCGGCATCAACGCATCTGCTACATTTCAACCAACAGGCGCGTCTCTATCGAACGACTATGGTATCCTCTTCATAAACAAGCACGACAACAGCGGCGCACCAGTGACAAACGCCACTGGACTGTTCGCCCGCCTCGATACGGGAGCAGGGTACACAGGCACCATTACAAATGGCTATATGTTTAGTGCAGGTTCCCCGAGTATCCTTGGCGCAAATCCAGTAACAAATCTTTACCAATACAGCGGTGGTTTCCTTGTTAACGGAACAGGCACAACGACAGGCACCATAAATAACTACCATTTTCGCACATCGGGCGGAAGTTCATCGGCAGCGTCTGGTGGCACCATAAATAACTATGGATTTTATGCGCAGCTAGATGGTGGGTCTGGCACGGGCACCAACAACAACTACGGCTTGTTTATAACGGGCGCTGGTGGTGCGTCCGCAACGTTAAACTATGGCATTTATAATCAATCTACCGCGAACAACTACTTCGCGGGGAATGTTGGTTTAGGCACGACAACGCCAGATACCAAACTAGACGTATATAATTCTTCCGCCGCAAGCGCCAGTGGACAGAATGTACTGAAACTGCAAGCTATTTATAGCGGAAGTATTGTTGGTAGTGGTGGTCGTATCGTTTTCACCAACAATGGCGCAAATTCTGGGATTGAAACTGCTGATATCCGTGGGTACACCTTTGGCGGTGCTGCAACTGGTCTTGCTTTCGGCACTGGCTACAACGCAGTTACGACAAAGATGGTCATTGATAACGCTGGTAACGTAGGTATCGGCACTACCTCTCCGATGGCAAAGCTCTCCGTTAACGCAGGCGCAACCGACACGAACACGAAGCTTTTCGCCATTGCCTCCTCGACTGCAAGCGCCACGACGACCCTTTTCTCGGTTGGCAACGCTGGCCCCATCACCTTCAACACCGTCACCTACGCGAACTGCACCGCCCTGATAACCGATGCAAACGGCACGGTGGGCTGCACCACCTCCGACCAGAGACTCAAAATGAACATCGTGCCTCTGTCGGCCAACGGAGTTGACGAGTTGAAGCCGGTCTCCTTCTTCTACAGAGACCAAGCTCGCGGCACGGAAGAGCAATTTGGCCTCTTAGCCCAGGATGTGGCGAGGGTGTATCCAAACCTTGTCACAAGGGGCAGCCCCACGCCGGAGACGCCGGACGGAACGCTGATGGTCCGCTATGAGG